CGTTCGCGTTGTTCCCATTCAGGATCTACTGGTGCTACACGATCAGGATGTAAATTCCATTTTAATTCAATAGGGTAAAAGTCATTATCGCCTATTACAGCTTCTTTATATGTTTTATGAAACCAGTTACCAATACCGTTTGGAGAGGATAATGCAATGATTCCTCCTCCCGTAGCAATGGTAGGTTTAATACTAGTATAAATGCGGTCAATACCCTCAATAAACGCAGCCTCATCTATTAATAATAAAGATACGGCGTAGGATCGACCTGCATCTGAGGCAGCTGATGTAGCTACAATCTGAGAGTTATTAGCTAATTTTAGTGATAGTTTATTATCTGAAATTGGTTTTTGGTTACCACGTAGCCAGGAAGGTAAGTTATTATACATAAACTGTACCTTTTCAACCATCCCTTTAGCTGTTTCTTGTTTAGTAGCTATACACAACACTGTTTTATCTTTATTAAACAACATTGTCCACAAAGCATACCCTGCTACAAGAGTAGAGATGCCTAACTGACGAGATTTATTTACTATGGAAAAACGGTGCTGTCTAAAATCACTTAATGTTTGTTCCTGAAAGGGATATAGATGAAATAATATTCTTCCTTTTATTGGGTGTGTAATATAACAATATTTTCTAAAGAAATGCACAGGGTCCATAGCGCATTTGATATACTCCTGCTTAATTATTTCTTTAATATCTGCTTGGTTAGCCATATATAACACTATTGGTTATATATAAATATATAAAAGAAGCCCAACCGTTGTGGTTGGGCCTCAGTGCATGGGATTGCAAGGATTATTTTGTAAAATAGAGGTATGTTAAACCCCCAACAATTGCTGTTCCAGTTATCTGAATAAAGCGTAATTTTACTTTAAGTTTCTTATTTTGTTTTTGTAAATCTTTAACCCACAAACCTTGAGCATCGAATTTTTTTACTTCATTAGCAACACGCTCATCACAAAGTACAAGTTGTTGTTTATGACCTGAAATAATGCTGTCTTTTAATGTTATTTTCTTTTCTAATAATGTAACGTTTTCATTACATAATTTTAATTCTGCTTTAGCACTATCTCCGCTAACTAAATCTTTAACAATTTGTTTAGCTACATTAACTGGTAGTTTAATAGTGTCTTGTGTTTGGGCGTTACCAAATAAAGGTAAAAAGGCCAATATAATTAAAAAGTATTTCATTAGTAGTTGTATCTAGCTTTAAAAAATGAATCAACTTGAGTTGGAGTATATTTACCTGATTGTTGACCTACCTCATGATAATATTCACGAACAATAGTTGTTTTTTCTTTAATATTATCTACCTGATCATCAATCTGATTGATTTCAGTTTCATAAACAGCGATTGTGCTGTCAATTTGTTTTTGTCTTTCTAATAATTGTTTATTAATAGCAGACAATGAATCAATTGTTGCTTTGATATTAGCAGGCATTTGTGGTTGACGAGTAGTAACCCAAAGAATTCCAAGTATTGCTAAAAGTCCAAGTACTATATATAAACCTAATTTACTTTTACTTTCATTCTTTTTGATAAAATCAATAAGATCTTTTTTAATAGTAATTTCTTTAAATTTTGTTTTTGCTTTTGTTGCCTTTGCTCTTGTTACCTTTGTTTTTGTCATAAATTATTTTTTAATACCAGCGTAATATTGCATTTTACCAATTGTCCATTCGTCTAATCCTTCAGCTACTGTTTCATCTTCTTCAGGTGTTTCAATTGGTGGGGGTGGATTTTGTTTTGCAAGTTTCTTTTTTAAATAATCTGAACCTGCAACTAATGTATCAATTCTATCTTCAAGTGATTTTTTCAAATCACGTAAACGTACTAATTCAGTAGATGGTTTATCAGCAATATCACCAGCGGCACCTCTAGATTTTCTTGTTTTTAAGATGTTAGATTTAGTAGCATCTAAACGACGTTTTAATTCATCATATTTCATAAATGCTTCGTAATCTTCATCTGACATTGAACCGGCAGCAGGTTCTGCTTTTTCAAGTTCACCAGCTTCTGGTTCAGTTTCATCTGTAAAATCTTCAGAACCATCATCATTTGGTTCATTATCAAAATACATTGAAAGTGGATTTTCCGATCCACCCATAAACAAATCTTCTGGTTCAGTAGCTTGTGGAGCTACTTCTTCACCTGGTTCAGGTGTAGCTTCAACTTCACCACCCGCACCTAATTTAACTAATACGTTTGCATCTAATAATGCGTTTACTACTGCATTTGCAATTTGTGGACGAGCAAAATTAAATTGTGATTGTAATGATTTTTTATCAGCACCTGGGTTTTCGCGGAAGTAGTTGATAATGTCTTGTAATGAAGTTCCGCTAACACGCTTATTAACATATTGAGCAGTATCAATATTTTCATCAGCTAAACGGAATCCTTTAGCAATACGAGCCATTTCATCTAATTCAAGGGCACCAAGACCTGGTTTATTTAATTTTTGGATTTTTTTAGTAGTTTGAGCTATTTCTTTATCAACAGCCATTTTTTCAGCATCTTGTGCTGGTTTTTCTTCTGGGGCTACTGCTTTAGATAATTCAGATTTTTTCTTCTGTAATGCTTGTAGTTTAGCTGTTTCAGCTTGTTTAGCAGAATCTTGTGCTTTTTTATCAGCAGCTTGATCTTCAGTTAATATTTCTTGAATAGCTTCGCGAATAATTCTGCGGAGTTGTTTGGCTTTCATTGCTTTTAATTCAGTTTGTGTGATGTCCATAAATATTAATTTAAGTTGGAAATAATAGTAGCAATACGTTCCTCCGTACTACCCTTAACAGTTATTAATTTTTTAGGTTTATATTCGTTTAGCATCATTTGAATAACTTGATCAATCTTTTTGCGATATACTTCGTCAGTTTCACGAACACCATTGTCTTCCATATTAACACCTTCTGGTGAAACATAAATAACTAAATCGTAATATTCACGAAGATGCATCGCTGCTGTTACAAAATCACGTTTTTCCCAATCAGCAATTGATTTAGCACTTAGTGTAAAAGAACATACATCCCAAATTGTACGATCTGTAATGATTTTATCATATAATAATTCAGTAGCACGTTCAGCTAAAAATACAAATTGACCACGTAGTGTAGAATCAGTATTCAGTGGAATGCCTAAATCACGCAAATATTTACTACGCTCTGTTTGTACAGGATAATCTTTAAATTGTTCTGTTTCACCTAGCGCTTTAGCTAATGTAGTTTTACCTACAGACATTGTACCAACTAATCCTATTCTCATTTGTTATATATTTTAAACATAAGATATTACTTCGTCTTTCCAACTATCTAGTTTTATACCTTTATCTATTTTTAGACAACAAGCATAAGCATCTTCATAAGTACCAAAATGAGTAGTGCCTTCCCACTCAGTTGATGTACCGTTAACTCCATGCTCTACATCTGACCAGTATTTGAAACCTAAAAATGATTTTTTGCGTTGAATATAATAATATTCATTAGATGGGTTTCCGTACTTATCTATATATGTTGATTTACAAATTCGAAGTTGTGACATAACTATTTTTTATTACGTTTATTAATTTTAGCCATTTGTCGTTCTGTTTTCTTCTGTTGCTTAGCCTCCTTAATACGTTGTTTAATACGTTTTTCAGCTCCCGCTTTGTATTTGATATCAACATCAATTGGACCACGAGCAAATTTGTCTAAATTAAATGTCCATGTCTCAATTGTGTCTTCATCTTCATAAACACGAGTAAACTTTCTTTCCATAACATGAAATTAAGAAAAGGATCTTGACGATCCTTATACTCTTGCGCCTGCTGCTTTACCAGCTGCTGTTTTATACCAGGGCACACCGTTAGTATCTTTTTTTCTATCTTCCCAATCTGTTTTAGAATACTTAAAACCAAATAACCAATATTCGGATTGGCGTTTATTGCCTTGGGGGATTAATGCGGGGCCATCAACGTTATGAAGTTTATTAATACCGTCTACTTCTAAATAATATGCAATGGTACCGTCTCCTGTAGTTATTCTTCTAGTTTCCATCGTTTTTGGTTTTAAAGATACGAAAGTATCTTTATTAATCCAAATCCTCTAATCCAGTATCGTCTTTGCGAAGATCTTTTTCTATATCTCTCATCTCACCTAATGCCCATTGTTTTTGGGATGGTGTTAATTCATCATTAACAGCATTTTCTACAAATGGAATAAACTCGTCTTCTTCTAATTTATATAATGAAGCAAAGAATAATTCGCGAACGCGAGCATCTTCTACATTGCTTTCAGCGTATAACTTATTAATAGCATCATATAAAAACTTACCAAAACGTAAATCGTTTGGTTCGTTTGATAATTTATCTACTGCACCAACAATAGCTTGGTTTTTTTCTTTATCAGCACCAAATCCTTCTGTACCAACAATCTCGTAAAGTCCTTTTACGATTTCGTGTACAAGCATCGGGAAACAAATTGCTTTAGCTTTGATAACGAACTGCTCATTTTCCTCATCATATTCCATTTCGCTTTCACCACCTTGCATTTTAGCACCTTGTGCTAAGGCAGCTAACATCATAGCAATAGCATTTTCATCATCGTAAATACCAAATGCTAATTTTAAAATTTCGTTATATTTGTCTACTAATGCTGGGTTAATAGCGTCTAGATATTCTTTAAAAAGCATAAAGCCAAAGGCACCTCTAATAGAGGCGCCCTGTGTAATGCCATTTATGATGCGGCGTTTGGCTTTCATTTTTTCAGGATCCCCTTCACCAAAATTAGGTAAAGTTGGATCTTCTGAAGGTGGAGGATTAGGAATATCTAAATCATCCATCCCAACTATTTTAGTATCAATCTTAATGTTTGCGTAGTCAATAATTGGATAAGCATCAGTAACCATTTGAGCAGCTACCATCTCAAGTTCATCACGATATCCTTCTTCAGCGTCAACGATTTCATCTAATACTGATTTGGATTTCATTAATGTTTGCATTAAATTCTTGTCACCAAGCATTTGACGCAATGATTCACCTGATTTGCCTTTTAATGAGGCTATTGTTTTAGGTGAAAATATCTTTTCGTATTCTACTTCTAAGAGCTTAGCCATTTTTCTTTGCGGCTTTAAAACGTTTAACAATCTTAGCTAACATTTCTGCTTCCTTCATATTTGCTTTAGCTTTTGGAGCAGGCTTTACATTAGGATTTCCTAATGGACGACGTGGTTCTTTTTTATCAGGAGATTTCACTGGTGGTTCAGCTACATCTGGTTTTTCTTTTGGCTTAGAAGGTGCAGGTGCATTCTCTTCTAATGTTTCCTTTATAACGCGACGAATAGTTTCGATCAATTGTTGCTTAGTCATTATTGTTTATTTGACAATAAATATTCAGAAACATAAATACCCTGCGCTCCAGCTACTGTAATACCACGAGCACTTAATGCATCACCTACAAAGTGTATGTTTGTAAATTGTGATAATGACAAATCATGATAATTTACTAGCGGTTCAGGGCTCAAATACTTTACCTCAGGAATGTACATACCCCAATCATCTCCAAACTCAAATACTTTATTCATGTCACTAATAAAATTCATAACATAACTCATATAGCCTTCCATAGCTGGTTCAACAACATGAGCAAGTGTATCCATACTGATTTGGTGAGCAGTTACTGTTGTACCCTCAGATGTTAGTCCTGGTTGGCGTGTTCCTTTAGGTGAGTAATATAATCCTTTACTTATTGGTTGTTCACCGTTAGGAGTTCCATCAGGATTAATACTAAATCCTTTCCATTGTACTTTAGAAACTAAATCACGTGACCATTTAAATGGATCTTCAATACCTTTGATTTCCATTAGGATACCAAAGTTGGTCATTTGATTTTCAAATTCCTTTCCTTTTTTCGCATGACCATTGTAACTAACATCGCCATAGGTTTCCTCAACAGCCACATAAGCCGCATTGTTGTTAGTACAAAAGCTACGGAGAGATACCTTATCAAATTTTTGATAGAGTTTGAAATCATAACTTACATCAATTAGTTTTTGGAAATATTTTTGTGGTGCTTCAAATCGAACACCAATTTGTACTGATTTAGCTTCGGTTGGAAATGCATATTTGTCAGCTAGTTTTTGGGCAAAATCAATACCTGATTTACCTACACCAAAAATCAATTCATCATATGTTATTTGTTTTCCACCACAACCACAGGTTAAATCTTTGTATGTAATTGTATTAGTGTTAAAATCAATATCTTTTACATCAGCATTCCATTTAAATTCAACACCTTTATCAACTAAAAATGAATACCATGTTTTAGCAATTTCATGCAAAAAGTTAGATCCAATATGCCATACAGGAAACATACGTAAACCAAAATATGGTTTAATAAATTCAGGTTCTTCCTGTGGATCAGACATGAATATTTCTTCTGGTTTAGGATGGAAACGTCTAAAGTTAGAAATAACTTGATCCATCAATTCCATTGCTTTCTCATCACCACAATATTTAGCTAATTGTCCACCAATTGCAGTGTGATAAGTTAATTTACCATCACTCCAACCACCAGCACCTAACATACCAGTCATTACCTCTTCAGGTAAGCGGTTATGTGGATCATTGCCTTTGTCTATGATGGTGATCAGTTCACCAGGATAGCCGTTATCTACTAATTTTGTTGCAGCATTGATTCCAGCAACGCCTGCTCCTACAATTACAATTTTCTTTTGCATATGATTAAATGTACGATTTTATTTTGCCTTTTCAAATAAA